CTACTCTTCCGGGCGATCTGGCCAGCTGACATCCGGTGCAGTGGAGATATCTACTGCTTTCACTGCTTTGATGTATTTCATCCAGGCCGTTAACTTCGCTTTGTCGTCTTCGTCAATAATGCTCAGGGACAATTCAGTACGCCAGTCAGCGGTTATCTCATTCACCTGTGCGAGAATAGTTTGTCTCTTCCGTTCTGCAAGTGCGATCTGTTCTTCGGTTGTCAGTTGGGGAGCATCTGCCCATTCAGGCAATCTGTCGCCAGAAATCCCCCTTATCTTTCCATCTGGAGGCGTTGCTGAATATTCCGCAAAAACAGAATCTGCAACGAGTATTAACTCATCAATATCCCAGCCAGCACTACGGTAGTCTTCAACCATTCCAGCTGGAATGAATGCGTTTTTAGATGGCGACCATAAATAGTTTTTCATTTCAGTATCCTATTGCCAGATAACGAACCCCAACCTGACCGGCAGTGCTGGACTGCACGCCATTGACGTAGCAGGCGGTAGTGACTGCAGTTAGCCCTGGATTGCCAATTTCGGTGAGAGTGAAGTTATTGGCCGATGCGCCGACGAACGGCGTGGCGTAAACATGGAAGCAGGCAGTAGAGAATGCAATCGGGTATGTCCAGGGTGCAAAGCCTCCTGAATTTGAAAGCACCTGGCCCCACTGAATAATCAGACCCCCAGGCAATTTTTGCCAGCCACTTACAGATAACGAGGCGGCAAAGCTGGACATATCAGGGAGTTGATTTGAACCTGTACCAACATTCTTCGTTGCAGCTGTTCCCAAACCAAGATTTGAAAGAGCTTCGGCCACTGCAGCAGAGCCATCAGCTTTGATATCAGCAAATGGATGCGCACGACTGAGCAGCAATGATTTCAGGGCAGTCAGAAGCTGGTTGTGTTTGGACTTATCCAGCATAACCCCTGTAGCTTCCACCACGCCAGCAAGCTCTTCCTGTAGCATGTCAAAATAATCGTCATCAAGATCTGTGGCCGGGGTTCCTGTCTGTGGATTGCCACGGGTAAAGCCATTCTTTCCCGCGCCGAATTTATCTTTCTGCGCAGTAGGTGTGTCGATGCGATGCATAATGTCTCCGGTTACGGATATTTAAAAATGACGTAGATATGTGACGGGCAGAGTTTATTGATGACGCATTCAGCAACCGTATCTCCCCAGTAGCGAACCGGTGTTTCACAGTTGTCTGTGCAGGTCATCCAGGTGGCATCTGTTGAAGCAGGCATATTGACCTGCCAGTAATACCGCCATTCAGTTGAGTAGGTCGCATCGACACACGATGATGTGCATTTTAATGGACCATTGTTATAACGCGTGATCGTGGCTCCTGGCTTACCCAGTGCTGCCAGCTGGCGAAGATAGAAATCTTCATTAATACCACCAGCAAGGTTGACCTTGGCGTCAAGGCGCTGCTGCCGCTGCCGCAATGTCTGTGCTCCGGAGGGAATACATTCGTCAGGCAGACCACAGCACCGCTCCCATCGGTCAATAAGCTCTGTTGTCGTTCGTGGGTCGATTTCCAGCATGAACTCGTCCCCACGCTGATGCGCCCTGAGTAAAGACGGAGCAGCGCCACTTATCGCCACATCGTCAACAGACCATGCGGGGCCAGGAGGCAGCAGCGCCCCCAGAAGCTGGACATAATCATCATTGCTCACGCCCACGTTATTACCCCCAGAACGGCAAGTTCATTTTTCGCGATCGGCGTATCTGCTGTTGGAGAAAGAAGTTTATGGCTGTACTCACCCGCAGCAATAGAAATGGCCTCATTCGTCCTGGAAAGTTCCAGGGTTCCTTCCGGATAGCCGTCCCGCAACAGAAATGATCGGAGTTCCGCCTCCACTGCAGCGCGTATTTCAGGCGTGTCAGGATTCAGGTCGATCGTGTAGTTGACCGTTTTTGGCGTTCCCTTGAACACATAAAGGTCTGAACCCGCAACCGGTGCCAGAGGTTCTATATGAGCCTGAGCTGCTGCAACCGTTGCATCATCCAGGATGGGGTTAATGAGGTCACTGCTGGCTATCAAAACACCAACCGTTCCTGTTCCCATCCAGTGCCGGTAGGTCCATGCGCGGGTTACACCTGGAACTTCTTTTGCCCAGACAACATAATCGCCGTCAGCGCCCCCCTGCGGGGTCCAGTAGTAACGCTCAAGAACACGGGAGCGCCATACCTCAAGATCTTCAATATCAAAGCCGCCGGTTATCGTATCTGCCAGGCCGCCGGAAGGGAGTCCATTAACAGGCGAAACCAGTGAAAGCGTCTCCCCGTCATCCATATTTCCGGTCGTGCCTGTCACACTGCAAAGAACGGGGACGTGAAGAATACCGCCCGCACTTGTAGCATCTGCCTGCGCCGTATACTGCACGAGGTCATCACGCTGAATTACCGCCCCGGCGCTCACCTTCAGCCCGTTCGATACGCCATCCCAGCGCATAAAACCAGACGCGGCCACGGCATCTTTTCGGGGGCAGCGTTTCATTGCTGCGTGACGGTAAAGCCATGATTCGTCGCAAAGGTCAGGCAGCATATTCATTGCCAGGTAATCGATATAGCCGTAGACCGTATGCAGAGCCCCCGCATAAACCTTAGCCCTGACATCTTCATCCATACGACGAAGCTCATCATTGATGTCGAGACGGGCAAAAAGGTCTGTGCGGATCATGCTAATATTTTCAGCCAGTGTTGGCCGCCGGAATTCACTGTCCGCCATTGGTGATTACGCTCCACAGGTCGTTAAAGGAAATAGTTACAGGCCCATCCCGGCGCCAGAGAACAATCTTGTTTCCCAGTTCGTTAATACCCGTTCGCTGGATATCAATGTCGATACGCGTCACCACGCCATCCTCCTGCATCCACTGGAGAGCATCACGCAGATAGTTACGAACAGTATTCATGAGTGCATTCGTCAGTTTGCTGCGCTGCAGTAACCAGAGTTTTGAACCATATCGATCGTTCGCAACAACAGGCCAGGTATCCCCCCACCACCCCATAGGTACATCAACATTGTCATCAGGATCGGCGCGCCGGTGAGTGAATAAAGAAATCACCACTGCGCGGGTGAGCGGATCGAGCTGAGAGCTGGCACTGACGGTTTTTCCGTTTACTGTTAACCAGAGCTCCATTACCCCTCCATTTCCGTATCAGGTGTGTCAGTGGTATTTCCGTTCTCCTCATGTTTGTGCCCGTTATAGGTCACGCGCATTGCGGCCATTGTCAGACCAGAAGAATCACATAAGTCCTTAATCTGTCCTGTCGATTCGATATCCATTTCAAAACGGGCTTTAGGGGCATTTTTGAAGGTGATGACTTTTCCACCACCATCGATCACGATGCCATTTCGTGTGAGGGTGACTGTCTGGCCCTGGTCATCGTAGAAAGCGACCTCTCCGGTTTTCAGTCCTTTAATTCGGTACCGGCGATCGGAGATACTCACCACTACAGCATGGGATCGATCGCCATCCGGAAAGAGCACAACGGCCTCTGCGCCGGATTTAGCTCGGGATGTAAAACCATAGGGCTCAAGATGTTCAATGCCTGCCTTTCCCTGGCCTGCCAGTAATTCGACATCGACCGTCTGGCATTTGCTGGCGGCGTTGATACTCTTCACCACCGCACGCCCGATCAGGCTCAGAACCTGACGCTGAAGGCTTTGTATAGCTCCCATCAGAACGGCTCCTCTTTCACTTTGCGTTTTTTTATACCCTTCGTTTGCTTGTCCTCCGGTTCGGGCAGATAGGCATCAGGAGGACCGACACGCAGCTCAGTCAATGTGCCGTTGTTATCTTTAGTGAATGTCACTTCAGAGATGAGGAGTTCGCTGTTGTTGAAGCCGCAAACAGGGTCGAAAACAATGACGCGCTGATTTGGCTGCCACAGGGTTCCGTCTCCCTGCCTCCAGCCCCAGACCACGTAGGTGGTTTCATCAGTACGCGCTGCGCGCTGCCTGGCTTCAAACTCAGCGCGGGCTATACAGCTCGCGCCGGTGGCCTGCCCCGTCTGCTGAACGGCCATTGGACGATAGCGCCCTATGCCTGCATCGCTGGTTTTAGCTCGAAGTGCAGTGGTGGTCGCAGCACCAAAGTCATTATCGTTACCTGCTCGCTGGCCGGAGACCTGATACGTGGAAAAACGCTCCCGGATGCTCTTTTCGGTATCACAGGAAAGAATGTTTTTCCCCAGCACCAGCGCGGTATGGGCGCGCTTAGAGCCTATGCCACCAATAACAAGACGCCCTTTGGGATCGTCATAGGCCAGCGCCTGCTGCTGTCCGAGCATTTTATTAAGCACTTCAATAACCGTTTCACCGTGATCGGGCTGTACACCGGGGATGACAGAAGAAGGGGCTCCAGCGTTCACCACATCAATGTTAAATGGCTTTGCGAGCGAGGCGGCAACCTGTATCAGGGAAAGACCGTTAAATTGGGTAGGATCGGCAGCACAGTCTATGAGGTCTGCTGTAATGCTGCGGCCACTGATTCCGGTACTGATTGAGCGTGCATCGTAGCGAACGGGTGTTGCCTCCACCCAGCCAGTTATTACGAGATCGTCACCGATCAAAACCTCTACACGATCACCATTTTTCACCCGTAGTTGCAGCGATGTCACACCATCGCCCCCAGGCCACTCGCGGGTAATCTCTACGCTATAATCACGCGCCAGCCGTTCGATGCCAGCCCCAATTCTTACAGAAGTCCATCCCCCCCATTCGCGTCCGTTCACTCTCAGCGTTACGTCATCGTTCATCGCACCGGAACCCTCAGGGGTGAAACCGGCACAAAGCCGGGATGTGTGACCGCGTTGCGCCTGACAATGTCAGACTCCCGTGCGGCGTTATCAAACCAGGTTGCCGCCAGTACCAGCGCTGGCAAAACCTCAGGCGGAGTGCGTTCAACCGTTTTTTCTGTCTGCGACAGACGTTTTTTGATGTCACTGTTGAGGTCAGACTTCACACGACGCAGCGCCAGAAAAAGACGGTCATCTGTGGCTCTGGCCATTTCTTTATCAATGGCAGTATTCAGGGTGTCGCGAATATCAACGAGCTCGTCCCAGGTCGAAACATCCACAGATATCGTTTCATTCGGAGCATTGTTCAGCGCGGGGTGAGTCACCGAAGGCCAGCCAGCGCTCTGCCCGCTCTGCTCATTACTCTGGTGTATTGATGCCGGAAGCGACGTGATCGTGTAAACCGCTTCACTTATGGCTGTTGTGCGAATAGCACTGGCAACATAGTTACCCTGTTCCTTTCGGTTCTGCGTCGTTTTACTGTCCGTCTTCCAGACACCACGAGGAGAAAGATCGCCGCCCAGCGAAATACCGGAGAAGTTTTTGATCATGGTGTATAAATCGCTGGCATTTCCTGCCAGCCGGTTTCCTGAACGCCACATTGACTGCAACTGTTCAATGAAACCCTTACCTGATGATGGAGGCGGGAGTAACACGGAAATATCACCCTGCAATAATCGTGCTGCAGAAGATATTCCGGCATCTACCAGCGCCATTTTTTCAGAAACGTACCCAAGCATGCCCGTCGCATCTTCAACCACGCCGTTCTGCACAAAATCAGGCATGCCTTCCATACCAAATTTTCCGAAATTATCGCTGATACAGTCGTCCAGCGCCGAACAGGAAGATACCAGCGTATTAGCCGTTGCAGCGCCGGATGTCGGGTAAGAGAGCTCACCGGCTTCAACGAACTGGAGATCAAAACGAACCATTCTCCCTTCGCCGGATGTCGAGCTGACTTTAATCTCACCATCCACGCAGACGCTCAATTCCCCATAAGTGGGGTGTATCAGAGTCCCTGGCCCCGGTTTGTTCAGCGCTTCAATAAGCCTGTCACGTTGTTCCCAGCAATCATCGCCCACAACATAAGCGGTAATGTTCGCGCGGAAAGTGACTTTGCCCAGGTCTTCCGTGTAGGGCTTGTCACGATTGGGGTATTCGTGGGTTTCAACACGACGCCCTACCGGAGCCCCTTCGCCTTCAAACTTGAATGGAACGCCCCTAAAGGACGCTTCCTGCAGCCTGTTTTTCCACGTCATATCTACTCCGGACATAAAAAAACCTGCCGTAGCAGGTTATTAACCACTCATTCCTGTTCTTCCGATCCGCGTATAACCCACATCATGGTTTACATCGATACCGGAAGCGCGCGTATCAGTTACCTTCATGCCTGGTGGTGCATTCTCAAATTGCACTGTCACTGTGCCCTGAGGTTGAGACGCCGCGCCTTGCTTAATCTGGTACGGGTTAAAACCAGGGCTAGCCACGCCGGAGCCATAAGCCCCATAACCACCCGCCCCCCACTGCGCAGCGTTAGCTGCAGCGACCGTATCGCTTGCCCCATCAGAAAACCATTCAATAATGGGCTTCAACTTCTCCCACATATCCTGGAACCATTTCACCACCGGCCCCCAGTTGTTAATTACCATCCCTAAGGGCGTCCATGAGAATGCAGTTTTAATCAGCTCCCATCCCATTTCGAAGTAAGGGCCGATCGTCTCCCACATTTTTTTAAAATAAGGACCAATAGCGTCCCAGTTAGAGATAATTAGCCCTGCGGCCAGCGCAATTCCTGTCAGGATCATGCCAAGCGGGGTCATCAATGCCAGCCTGCTGGCAATCGTTATAGCCTGCCCGACGCCCATAATTCCCAGCTTAAGAGTGGCAAGACCGGCAACAAGACCTGCTACGCTGCGAATCACCCTCGGGTTCTGGTCGGCGAAGGTAGTGAACTTTTCGCCCAAATCGCCAAGCCAGATCGTCAGATTTTTTGTATCACCTGAGAAAGCACTTCCGATGGCGGCCAGACCATTAGTAGCGGTGCCGGTCATCGCCTCCCAGAGGTTAGCAAGGGTTCCAAGCTGCGCTTCAACACGTTTATTCAGGCTGGCCTGCTGGTTCATTTTCTGCTGAACCTGGTCATAGCCGTCTTTACCCTTGTCGATAAGGGCGTTAACAACCTGGAGCGTCTCCGCATCGTCACCAAACAACGCTTTTAACACCCCGGTTCGTTTCACATCAGTCAACTTCCTGAGCTTCGCCAGTTGCGCGAACATTTTATCAATACCGCCAAAGCTTCCTTTACCGTCGGTGAAATCAAGACTCACACCGAGTTTTTGACGCTCAAGCACTTTATTCACGCTGTTGACTTTCTTAACATCCAGGCCTGACTGAATGACTTTACGAAGGGCGTTACCTGCTGACTCACCCTGCATGCCCATCTGATCCATCATCACGCTTATAGGCGCAAGACCCTGAGCCGCTTTTAGCCCATCTTTGTTTACCATCTTCAGAACAGAACTGGTCTTGGTGAAGAAAGACAGCATGTTGGTATCATCCACCCCAAGATAAAATGCCTTCTGGATGGTGTCGAATAACCCCATCATGTCATCTGAAGCGGTGCCGGTGGCGTCCTGCATTTTCGCGGCAAATTCAGCCGCAGCTTCAGGTGTCTTTTTCAGCTGAACGGCAAGGTACGCTGTCGCTTTCCCCACCCCGCCCAGAATGTTTTCTGCCGGAATACCCTGGCGAACCAGCATTTGCATCATGTTCTGAAAATCAGCCGTGGTACCCGGCAGCTGATTACCGAGCCCCACGGCAAGTTTATTGATTTTTTCGAAACTGTTACCGACCTCACCATTGGCCTGCATCATCGCCACTTTCAGACCCGTTGCCGCATTTTCCTGATCGGCGAAAGCCTTGAGTGAAACAGTCAGCCCTGCTGCAAGGCCACCAGCAAGAGCAATTCCGCCCTTCGATGCCTCTTCGGCCTGACGTTTAAAACCACGAATGTTTTTCTGCATTCGTGAAAGCGCAGGAGAAAGCTTATCCACGCCGGTGATCAGCGCTTTCAATTCAAACTCAGCCATTGCGACGTTTCTCCTGTTCTATTCTGTTTGCCTGGCTGACCAGTAACGGAAGCTCACTGACTGGCATATTCAGCAGTTCAAAAGGGTTAATGCGCCAGTAGCTGGCGCAGTCAAAAAAGCGGTCGGTGAGATACTCCGCCGTCAGCCCTGGAGGAAAAAACCAGCAATAAGCCAGCCTGCTGAGTTCAGGTCCCCTGGAGACATTTGATCAACGGTGCTCAGGGGGACATTTGCCAGCCTGACGATGTATTTAGCAATAATGTGCGCCTGAAGTTTGATCGACTCGTCCTGGTTCATCTGATAGGGGTAACCCAGCTCACGAACGTCTTTCCCCGTAGGCTCGTTAATCTCCAGGACGCTGATTGTTTCACCATGTGCATTGACTGGGTTGCTCAGCTCAAGTTCTTTCATTACTGGTAATCTCCCTCTTCACCGTGGAATTCAAGATCCGCTGTACCTTCTTCAGCGTTATGGTTGGCTTCACCATGCAGCCAGGCGGATGACAGAACATAAACCTGACCGTTCGCCAGTTCGGCGGTAATCGTCATCTGGTCTGATGTCGTCACCTTGCTGACCGGGAAGTCTTTCGGCACTTTAAAGGTGCCCTTAACGTAAGGGGCGCGATGAGTTTCCTTTCTGTCTACGTCCCCGGCCATGCCAATGATGTCGTCATTGACCGTCTTGTTCATTGGCACCTCAATGCCGCCGGTCAGCGATAACTGCTGACCGTCAATTTTGAAATAACAGGTACCTGCAATGCGTGCCATTACGCGGACTCCTCTTGATACTGAAGACGGAACTGATTAAGCAGCGCGAAGACACGCAACTGGTTAACGTAATCAGGTGGATAAAGTACGTTGATGCGGGTCGGGTCATTCGCATCGCGCTCAACAATCAGGTGCGCTTTAAACAAGTCATAGTTTTCTACGATCCCTTCACGCTCCATCTGGCGATACGTTGCCAGCAACTCACCCTTAATGACCGCAGGGGTGACAATCGCCTGCCCGGGGCCGAATCGTGTACCATCATTCGCCAGTTTATGACGGCCATACTTGCTGGTAATAACGGACTTCAGGCGACGGAGCACATACGCGCTGGTATGTAGCGTTTCGCTGTCCAGATAGCTGTTATCCGCCACGCCGTAAGCGTTCTTTTTGTAGGTGGTGATATCGCGCTGAATACGAAGCACACCGCCTTCTGCATATGCAGTAGCGATACCGTGAGTCAGTAACGATTGCTGCTCAGTACGGATGAAACGCTTGCCCGTTGGGGGCGGTAACATCCCTGTCAGCTCTCCCGTTTGCGTCGGGCGGGCAGGATCGATACGCAGGAATACCGCAGCGCGGGCAGTTCGGCTTGCCGCCAGTTCATCTGGACAGGACTGAACTGTTTTTTCATAACCTGCAAGCGTCACATGCGGATCGTTGAACATATCGCCGACGGTGATCAGGTCACTTACAGCGGCGATTTTTGCCGTATACACGTGGCCGTAAATCTGGCGCAACCAGCTCCAGCGACCGCTGGTATCGTTCATCTCGAGTGTAAAGGCGTTCATTGATGCGGTATCGTTGAACGGATGCCCGATATAGTCGAACGGCTCGTCACCCATTGCGGCAATTGCCCCGGTCAGTACAGGGGCACCAGCACCTGTCACTCCCGAGCCCACGGCAATAAGTACCCCCGCAGGTAGCACTTCCCCTCCGCTAAAACCGTAGTAGTTAAGCGTGATCGGAATGTCGTTTGCCCAGGTGCCTTTATGACGGGCGGTAAGCGTTACGACACCGTTATTGGCAGAGGCGGTAAACGCTGTCTGTCCGTCAGCAGTGATGGCAGCAGCGATTGCTGATGCAATAGCCGTGACATCATCGCCGGTAGTGACATTAGCCTGAATGCGACGGCGGCCGATGTAAAGACTGACCACGCCAGAACCCGTGGCCGCTCCTGTCACCGTCAGAGTAAAGGTAGCGGCTGTTCCAGTATCAGGTACAGCAACCACCCAGAGTTCACCAAACGGGTCGGTTAGCCGGTAGGCTTCAACCATACGTGCCAGCTGGCTGCCGGCACCACACTGCTGGATGGCGTAGTCTTTCGACGGCATGAAAACCAGCTGATTCGTGGCAATAGTTGCCCCTGCGTTTACATGACCGATAAGCAGTGATGGCGCGCTGGTCTGCGCGGTATTCGCTGCGCTATTGTCCATTTCGGCATAGAACAGCGGAACCCGGAGATCAGACGGAATGTTGTTCATGGAGACTGTCATTTAGCGCTCACCTTTTTATCCGTTTCAGCGTCTTTCGATGGCTGAACAATTTTGATATCTCCGTCGAGCTCCCGACGGTACCAGTACTGGCTTTCATCAACGTTTCGCCCTTCAGCAGGCAAAAGATCGCCTCGGGCAGGGTCATGAACTGACCGCCCATTTATGGGTTTCACAAACATGTTTATCCTCAGGTAGGGAGAGTGAATTCCGTGTGGTGTTCGATATTGCCGTCTGATCCGTTTCCGGGATCGATAAAGTCAACATCGATGGAGAAGGTTTTAAACTCGTCCAGGTCGCCGAGTTCGTCGTACTGACGGGTGTCTTCTTCGTTGATTTCCGTCTCAACAACAAAGTCGAACTGATAGCTCAGCTCGTGACGGTTAACATCAAGAAGCGTGCCTCCGTCATAGACAATGGGGTTTCCGCCCTCTTCCAGATTCCACCCCAGTAATGCTTTAAAAAGCATCTGACGGATTTCGTGCACCACATCGAATGACGCAAACTGTCCACGTTCGTCCCGTCCGTTGCTGACAAAAACGATAACGGAAAAACCTTCCCTCAGGGTCTGCCAGTAATCCGTCTGACTTTTCTGCTCACCAGGCGAATCATCACCAGGAACAACGTAAGCTGACGGGAGTTTCATCTTGCCGACTTCAGGCAGGTCCTTAAACTGCGCCGCACCCGCAACACGATTTTCGAAAACAGGACATCGGGCACGAAGTGCAGCAATAACAGGTGTGAGTTTCATCAGCGACGTTTCTCCGGTTTAAGTGAGAGGCGTAGCTCGCGCGCCAGGTAATAGCGCGTCCACGGGCTGTTTCTTTTCAGCGTCTCTACCATGAAGTTGTTACGTGGAGCCAGGCGCCAGCCGCTGCCGCCGGAAGCTCCACGATGATGGCTACGGCGACGTTTAGCGCCACCACGAACACCGTAAAAAAGAAATGCCGGGTAGAAGTCGCCAGTGATTAACCTGTTTCCCTGTCCGTTGCGCTGGTTCGGTGCAATGCGGGTCATAAAACCGGGGCGGTTTTTACTTGCCCTGGGGACCATAAAACCGATGGATTTTGCCAGGCGGCCGCTCTGGTAACCTGGGTTTTCACCCGGTTCAGATCGTCCCCGGCGCATCACCAGACGGCGGGCATCGCGCATGTGCCGCTGACCAATATGAATAAACGCCCGACGAACGCGCGCCCGGTTAAAGCGCATTTCATTAGGCTGTTCAAAATCAACGTGAAAAAAGGGAGTTGCCATTACTGTTCCCTCCGGCTGTCACTGACTCAACGCCAAGCTCGGTGCATTCAAGAAGCAGGAACCGGCGTTTACTGTTCAGGTCACGCGCCCGCTTAACACGAAACACCTGATCGCCCTGCACCACCTCGAAATCTGAGGTGATTCCGCTTCGCCAGCGGATGGTGATGTAATGTGTAATAACGTTGTCAGTCTGAGCTGTTTCCTGATATGTCGTAGCGCTGGTCTGAACCACCTTTGCCCAGACAGGAAATGAAACCGGGTATTCAGGCTCGGTACCGAAATCAGATGCAGGTACATCAACCCGTTTTCTGATAAGCACCCGTTTATCAAGCTCTCCCGGATCGGGAAGCAGGTATGTCGCGCTGGTTTGCGCCTGACGAAGTTTCATAACGGAATGAACCTATAAGGGCCAACGAGCCAGGTGAATGACTGAGGCATCTCAGCTTTTTCAACTTCTGATACAGATGAACGATTTTCGTAAAAGTGAGTGACCAGTAACAACATCCCCAACCTGATGTCATCTGTCATAATCATCCCGTTAGGATCAGTGTCTGGAACGCCTGCACTCTCTGAATAAAGAGTGCGATTAAGAAAACTCACTGTTCTGGCCTGTGCAGCTTTTCCTAACATCGTCAGGTGTTCATCCTCTTCGTTGTAATCTTCCTCAAGCCGCAGCTGGTGCTTAATTTCTTCCAGTGTCAGGAGCATAGATATCTCCATGCCCGCCGTTAGACGGGCATAAAAAAACCGCTTTCGCGGCAGTGAGTTTTAAACGGCGGTAATGCTGTTATGCAGGTTTACCCACCAGGGCTTTGATGGCTGCCACATCTTCCAGCACACAATCGAAGCGATGGAACGCCAGGAAGGCGGTCTGATCGTACTCAGCATAACGTTCGACCAGGCGCTTAAGGGTCATGTAGGTAATACGTCGCACGATAAAGCGATCGAAGTCGCCGAGGAACGCGAATTTTTTACCCACGGCAATACTGTCAATCGCCTGGTCGATCACATACGGAATATTCAGAATGGTGGCCGGGGTGCCTCCTGCCACATCCGGAAGCCACAGCGGGCGATTCTGCCCATCCACCATCTCCTCGATCACCTGAAGCGTCGAATCATTAAACGCCCATCGGAACTTAGGCCCACCGCGATAAGCCGGGTCGATCGCGTGTTTAAGCTTGTTCATTTCCTGCCAGGTGAACGTCGCGGCTGCGGCCGTATTCACCGTCCCGGTAACTGAAGCCACCAGGCCTTTTGGCTGTACTGGCGTTCCAGCCCCGCTACCCTGCACCAGATATTTTGCTTCACCGCGTCCAATACGCTGACCGATGCGCGACGCCAGATAGGCTTCAATATCAACACCGCTGTCCTGCAGCAACTCGTTTGAAACCTTGATGATTTTGGATGACAACTTTTTGGCACCCAGAATTGCCGTGCCAAACGTCACGTCTTCTTCGGTTGTTTCCGTGTTTTCGCCCAGCAGTTCCCCCTCTTCCGCAGTGCCGTCGGACGTAGACCAGGTTATGTCCTGTCCATTGGATGTGTTGAGGATTTGGGCCACGCTGGCGATACCACCGTAGGCCTTCATCGAGTCCACAATTTTATTCAGCATCTGGGTTGGCACGGTGTAACCGCCCTTCGCATCAGGCGTGGTACCCTGGGCGCGCAGTTCTTTAATCGCCTGGCGTTCTTCAGAAGAAAGTTCACCAAAGCCATGACGCAAAAACTTATCGAAGGCGGCGGCTCGGCGCTCATCGGATTTTACTACCGGGTTAGCCGGATCATTCCCCAGATGTTGGCGCTGTTCTTCTTCATGGCTATCAATATAGGTCTGGTCCTGGCGGCGTAATTCCTCTTCACGCTTGATCCGTTCATCCAGACTATCCAGTTCAGATTTCGCAGCATTCCACTGTGTGCGCTGCTCATCGGTCCAGGTGGCATCACCAATCTTTTCGTGCAGAGCACGCATGTCAGTGGCGATGGTGTTACGTTTTTGCTTCAGTTCGTGCAATTTCATGTTTTTTCCTTACGCGTTAAGAAGAGTCAGCAGGCGCTCACGCGCCATTCGTTGATTAATGGCTTGCGCCAGCGCGCCGCTGTTGCGCGCTTCCTGCCAGGCTTTCATGGATCGAATTCCTGAATCAGCCTCCTGATATGCCGGATAGGTCACCGGACTGACATCAAATAGGCGTGAAAAACGGTTTATTTCGCGAATGACGATCCCTTCGTCATCCTGGTACCAGTGTTCCCCATCATGGGCGATACGGAATGCAAACGATGACTGATTGATATCACCTCGTATCATCGGCGCCAGCACCAGATCGCGAATGGTCTGGGTATCAGGTGCCGAGATATCGTAGCGGAGACCTTTATCATCGACGCTAACACTCAACGTGCCGGAAGCGCTGCGACCGAGAATAAAGTTCGGATCATGGTTAAATAACCCCCTGATATCGTCGCCAAGTACGTCATCAAAAGCGCCTGGTTTGATAATTTCGCGGAATCCCCAGAGGGGTTCTGAGCGGCTATTAAACACCGATCCGTAACCGATAATGCGCGTGGGTTGTTCCCCCTGCTGTTCGGCACGGACCTCACCGCTGTAACAGCGAGTCTCGCGATCACTCATCGGTTTTATCCTCTTCGGTTTTGGTGGTTTTGAAATTGTCTGCCGGATTCGTGGCATTGACGCTAACAAGCATTTCATCCAGGCCTTCTACCGGGTTCATATCTTCGAAAGCGCGGGCTTCGTTGCGGCTCATCCAGCCGTCGGTAATGGCGAAATGATAGAACTGTGCGCGTTCCTGCGGGGTACCGCGTAAAAGCCCCGTGAGGTTAAACCTGACGTAATACCCGGCAGCCAGCTCGGCACGTGTAAACAGGCGTCGGTTGAGCTCCTGCTCCCAGTTAGTTACCCAGGGCATCATGGAGTAACGGACGAACTGAATGGCCTGCTGAGTAATATTGCTGAAGGTAGCTTTCTCCAGGTCGTTAATCATATGTGCCGGCACGTTAAAAATTCCGGCAATCATCGACCGGTTGAGCTTTGACATATCGATTATCTGGGCATCGATAGGGGAAACTGTCAGCGCCTTATAATCCAGGTCAGCAGGAAGCAGCATGGTTTTATTTTCCTGGCTGCGTAAAGCCTGCGCCGCCTTTTGCCACTGCTCTTTAAGCCAGCCCCAACTTTCTTTTTGGAGCGGTGTTTTCACTGAAACAATCCCTGCAGGTCTGGCATTCCCACTGAAAAAGCTCTCAGTGTATTTCTGCCCGCTCATTCCCATGCCGATGGTTTCAGCATGCTGCATTACAGGACTAAGCCCCATCTTATGGTTATTCCCCAGCGCACGGATGTGAACCATGTCATCAGGGTTAATGGCGAACGCACCTTCTTCGTTGTATACCCCGTAGGTATATCGCCCGCCGGTATTAATCAGCGTTGTCTCCCACGGCATACAACAATCCAGTGAAGTAATTTCACCTCGACGATCACGTTTTACCCAGGTGTACCCGTTACCCCAGCCGAGGATGTGACGCTGCTTTAACTCGCGCCATTTATAGCTAGTCTGCCAGGTATTTGGCTCGTCATGAACAAGATAAATGCCGGATGGTCCCGCGCAGGTTCAACCTTACCGTTGTGTTTTCGCATGACGTGCAGCGGCATCTGAGCAAGGTTTGATGACAGTACATAAATACAGGCATATACCGCAGCCAGCTTCATAGCTGTTTCAGGACTCACATAAACATCGGCCCGAAATAAACCATCGGTATCAATCGAATCACCCGTTATTGGTGTAGATGGGTTCTCCAGTGATTCACTTCTGAATAAGGCATCAAGCAGCACGTTTACCCCCTCTGGCCATAGCCAGGGCGCACAGCACCATTAGCCCACCTGCGAACATGAGTGCCGGGGCCAGACCAAAACGCAGGTAAACCCCGGACGTAAGCAAGCCGAAACCGGCAAGCCCGATAACATCAGTAATAAGTGATTTCATAGAATTAAGAGGTCATCGTCCGGATCAAGTGATGAAAGGAAATCGCCAGGCTCTTTCAGCATTGCCCGACCGACTGCCATTATCAGCGCTACAGCGCCGTCGATTTTGTTTTCGTTTTGCTCCTTGATAGGCTTAACCACGTCATCGTTACCTGGCAGGTATTTCCCGACGACGTTACTGATACACCAGCTCATGATTGGGTTTCCGTCATGATGAAAACGCCCAGATTCAATAGCGGCCTCAAGCTCTTTCATCGGGTCAGACATATTGGTGTAGTTCTGGATGATCGTGATGGGGTTAAGACCTTCATCTGCCAAATCATGGGAAAGGCCAGTTGCGCCGAACGGGTCTATTGGTGATTCGCTCACCGGGTTGAGTTTGTTCGCTGCTTTGGCTTCTTCCAGAATGTAGCGATAATCAACCTCTGCACCATCCGTTACCGTCAGCAATCCCATCTCAACCCATTTCTGAAAACGCTCAGCAGTACGACGGTCTTCATTTTTTTCAACGCTGAACACCGTGTCATAGGGCACCCAGAATCTCGGTGCAACACAGTAGTAATGCGTTTTACCGTCAATCTCCCGCGTAAACAGACGCCCCATGCTGTTCATGTCGAGTTTGCGTGCCAGGTCGAACGCCAGCACGCAGGGCTGTCCCTCAAATTGCTCCAGCGTAAGGGTCTTATCCTCGCAGTTCTGCCACGATACAAGGTTAAAGAACGCCGCTCGGGCAGCAACCCAGATGTTTAGGTGCTTCGTTTTGAACACGCCAGCCTGACGGGCGTTATTGATGGCTCGCTGTTGCTGGCTGAGCAGAAAATCACGGTAGACCGACACGCCCATATTTGGGTTAGCTTTCTCCAGTACCTTTGGATCTGTCCAGTCATCGCCTTCATCGACCGTGTAGATCACCCCGAATAATTCTTCGTTCGGTACCGTACCGCTCAGCATCTCTATCACTTCCCGCCTTTTGTCGTAGCACGGCCCCTCAATGTTGTAGCCTGCCGTAGTGATAGCCCACATCAGCGGCTGGCGGCGGGCGCCCATACCCGTCAGCATTGTGGTGTAAAGCGAATCCGTCGGGTGTTCATGATATTCGTCGACAATGGCACAGTGTGGTGAAGCCCCGTCGCCGGGGTTTCCAATAAGCGGCTCGAAGCGTGCACCATCCTCGGGACGGTTCAGGTTAGAAGCGTTCACCTCAATACCGAACGCCTCCACCAGCAGCGGCGTACGTTTGCACATCAGGCGCGCTGGTCTGAATACTTCCCATGCCTGTTTTTCGGTGGTGGCGCCGGAATAAACCTCTGCCCCGAATTCGTTGTCACAGGTAAAGCAAAACAGCGCCACCCCAGCAGAGATAGCCGATTTACCATTCTTACGCGGTATTTCCGTGTAGACCTCACGGAAGCGACGAAGCTTAGTGCCTTTTTGTACCCAGCCAAATGCGCAGCAGACAATGAACAATTGCCACGGCTCCAGGGTGATCGGCATCCGCTTAAACGCCCATTCGCCTTTGGTATGCGGCAATAGTTGAATAAACTTTGCGGCTTTCTCCGCCATATCCTTGTCAAAGCGGTACCGGAATTTTCGGCTCTTCTCCTGGGCCATATCGTCGATATGACGCTGACAGGCCTGAATGACAAACTGGCACGCCGGGACTTTACCCCGCACAACGTTGCGGGCGTACTGATTCGCGGCGTTAACGTTAGGGTACGATTTCCGGCTCATGAGTTGATCATCTTCAGGAATGGGTTGGAGGTTTTCTTCTGACCAGCAAGACCGATCAGACGCTGGCGGCTACTCGGATCAAGTCCCAGCATTGAACCGGTAGAACTCATCTCCGATTCCTGTTCTTTCTTGGCTGTAAGTTCAGGGTTCTTAATTTTTCCACCCATAGCCCCAACGATTGAAAGACCATCACGGGCGATGTTTTTGACAGCACGGCGCCAGAACTCGTAAGCCACACACCAGCGTTCAAGCACCGCAAGATCGGTTACACAGAGAAGACCTTGCCCGCATAATTCCTTCGTGGTCAGTTCCCACATGACGGAGGCCATCGGCATACCATCGTCTTCGGAAAACCATTCCGGGGGTTCAACGCCTTTAATGGGTGAGAAAACTGGTTCTTCTTTATTAAGGGCTCGCTTGCCGGGGTTACCAGCCAGCTCCTTGCGCGCCGTTGGCTTGGGGCGACGCCCGGAACGCCCCGTCGTTCCAGCCATAAGCGACACTCCAGGTTAAATTTGATTTTTCGCGGGTAAAAAAATTCGAGGAGGCGGGCAGTCCGGAAGGCGCGAGGTCGCAGAGATTTGACCTCCCCCTCCCCTGAGTGATGATGACATTGATTCTCACTTGAGCCGCTCACGCGCGGTCTTAGCGGCGTGACACGACCAGCACAGGCTTTCAAGGTTACTGTCATCATCAGTGCCGCCGTGAGCCTTCGCCTTAATGTGGTCCACACAGGAAGCCTGCCTTGCAATCCCCTGACGCAGATGATTCTGGCATAGAGCATTGTCGCGCTTCAGTATGCGAGCGCGTATGACTTCCCACTTCGTTCCATATCCGCGCTGATGCCTAGATTGTCCTGATTTATAGGATTTCCAGCCTTCGCCTTTGTGCGATTTACAGTAACCTGATGGATCTGTTGTAGTGTTTCTGCACCCGCGAACTCGGCAGGCTTTTGGTGTTCGGGGTGGCATACTTACTCCATTAAAAAAGCCACCCTGTTAGAGGTGGCCTTTATGATAGAAATATAACTCACATTGGCATTGAGATTAATCTTAATGCCCCCCATGTATATCATTCAAACATTAGGAGGTTACGTGTCTTTAGAATCCATGCCGTCACGCCATATGTATCATGTCATTATCATCAAAGCCTTAATTGAGGTTCTTACCGAGGAGCAGCTAGATAAGGTTGTGAATATCGTTCAATAAGATTTCGACGCTCATACAAAAAGCTCTGAGGATAAAGACAAAAAAAATCATTTCTGGATTATCTAATGCCAAGCAACATGTATCAACTCTTTTAGGAAAAGAAATAAAGTGGTTTTTTAGCACAGCATACGAATTTTAAAGCAGGCACTCAGAGAATGCCTACTGCAATAACATTAGCTATCAAGCTGAAATAAGTATAACAACACGATTAATAACTTCAGAAATAACTTTACTATTATACAGAACTATTCAAAAACGAAGTTTTTACTATAAAGATTATGGATTATCTGTTGAAACTCCTTGCTGCTAATTTCGGCATGTACAAATCTTTGGGCTCCGTTCACTACGTCATCCCACCCCTTTGAAACTTCGGAGTTATCGAATAAACGTTCCGTTGCCACCCATGAATCACAACAACTCAAAAATGCCTGATTAAACTGATTGTAGCGCTGAGCCTCGATAGCCGCGCGCCTATCAATATCTGTTAAATTCCAATCAGCATTTATAAATTGCTGGCCATAGCTGATCTTTGCCACATCGACATACTCAGGAAATAAATAACATTCAGTTTTCAAACGCATTAATGATTTTTTAAAATCCATTTTTATTTTCAAAATCTCCTGTTTTTTCCACGTATGAATAGCTTTTGTGGCTACATAGAGAGTTAGAATGGAAACCAAAAGGCCTCCTGCAGTTACCAACATTGACCAAAAGGCCCAATTAGCAGCCTCCCTTGCCGCTAACATTGATTCGTAAGACGTATAATCCACTGCCATAATCACCTCGCAATCTAATGAGATGATTCTACATAGTTTTACTTCAACTGACATCTACCGAATTGATATTGACTACACACTCGCAATAGCCGCGCTTATGCCCTTAAGTCCTTGTCGCTCATCGCAGCTCATAACCGGTGCGCATATGGCGTTCGCACTGCTTTACCGGAGCTTGTTTCGATATAGAAACCTTGCCCCATCACTACACAGGCTCGCACAATGGCGACTCAGGACAGCATCATGACTGCTGCATTGCCTTTCGGCTGCGGTCTTACCGTTTTGCTACATCAATTCAGCGTTCTCCTTCTGGCAGTTCGCCTGCCACGCTTTGTTATGCACCAGGATGTCTTTCTTCGTCTGGCGGTCCATAACGTCGATGTCGTGATCAGTCAGGTAGATTGGTTTTACCCAGTCACAGGCGGTATCAACCACCACCTGGACACTTCAGCGATTCACATAGCACGTGATCAGCATCGTCATCAGGGATATAGATAACGTGTCGTGATGCAGTTTTTTTGGTGGGACATCATTCCGGCCCGATACGCCGTCTCAATGGCTTTGTTACGGTTTAAGATCGTTAATGTGAATCCACATCTTGCTCTTTGACCATCATTTTGTAATTTTAACAATCTGCTAAACGTGCAGCCACTGAGGTGGTGTTTCAATCGATGCGGCACTCTCGAAAGAAAATGACGTTTTGTCGGTGAGGGCATGTAATAAATTTACCTTAAGGAAATAGGTATGGAAAGAGAGTTAACTGAACAGGAAAAAATCCTTGCAGATATTACTGGTTGCATTGTCGGCGCAATCACTGCAGCGGAACAGTTACAAGGCAGCAAGAAGCAGGCGGTAATAGCCCAAGGCAATGAGGCAATGGGCATCCTTCATAAAAAAGGGTACTCATTCTCACAGGAAGATGTGGACTACAAAAACCCGGATCTTCCTACTTACATCGTTACTAACATTGAAACAGGAGTGGTGTTATTCAGAATGAAGTCGGTTCACGCCCCTGCTCACAGGTGGTACACATACTTCACAATTTAGTTTATCGAGGGCTGATCAAATCAGCCTTTTCCTTCTGGCTGATGCCATACTTAACGATGTGTACTCACCCACCTTTCGCAATCAGGCTCGCACCGCATCATTATGCAGAACAGTATCAGCGTCCTGAGGTAGGCCGGAAGCTTCCAACTGTTTTTTGATTTCAACTGACAGTCCGCAAGTCGCCATTGGTTTCTACCACTGCTGTTAAACGTGTGAACTGTATTCACTTCACAACGACCGGTGCGAAGTAAGCCACTCCCCAGTCTCTATCGCCAGCGGTACAAAGCCGTTAACCAGTTCAGGAAAACGTCGTCGTAAAGGTTTCGCCTGTTTGGGTGGTTAGTGTGATTTGGTAGATGTCGGACATTGATAGCCTCTTTATCCGCTTCGCTCAATAAATTCAAAAAATTAGTCTGTTGCGGTTAAGTTATCTAATGATCTTGCCGATACCTCTGTTAATCCCACTTTAAAAGGAAAAACTGATGTTAGGACTTTATGGCGGAGCAACAGGTTTAGTTATCGAATTAGCAGTTAAGAAAGCTATTGAAGCCTTTAGTAAAAAATCTACTGATGTCGCGCAGACCACAGCGCAACTATCAGATGAAGCAAGAAAGGCAGAGCTTCAATCGTTAGTTTTCCAGTCTCAGGCAAAAGTCCAACAAGAGCTTGCTATCGCAAGAAGAATTCTCACAGCTGAAGAAGTTGAAATCGAAGAGTTCTATGATGGCTCTGCGTCGGCAGAATTAGGCGCTAAAGCATCAACAGAGAAAGTTTCTTTTGGTCTTAATGGCGAGGGAAGGAAAATCACCAAACGCATCATTAAATTCAAGGGCTTCAATAACCAGATTGAACACATATTACAGGAAATCGATAGTAGTACGGTTGAAATCTTGGACCCGCAGCAGCAATGAAAATTTGGTAATAATGCCCAACATTGCCATTACAATGAACATTACTAGGTAATGGCAATAAAAAAACCGCCCGCAGGCGGCTATGTTCATGTTAACCAGATGACCTCAACTCCTGACTTAGTGAAAGACGCTAAATCAGCATTAACACGACACATAAATTCCTCATTATCTTTAGGCACTGATATGAATCCGCGTTGCTTGTCTGTCCACATTGTGTTGCCAATCTCCCTGACTTGAAACGTCAAGTTTCCGCTCTGATGGCAAATCATTCGCGCATATATCTTAGTCATCAAAATTACCTCAGTATTTACCGATATTTTTATCGACAAAAAGAAGGATAACTTTAATTTAAGCACTGCTGCCGGATGTAGTCCTGCAGGTAGTTAACCTGTTTGGTCACTGTTTCGATTCGTTCTCTGAGGGTGAAATAATCCCGTTCAGCGGTGTCAGTAAGTCGGGGGCCGGCAGCATCGCCCACGCTGCTGGTGCTGGTCGTTCCGTTCGTGGGACATCTGGCGTTGACGTGCAGCCCACACTTGCCATCGCGAATACAACGCTGCAGATCATCAAGCTGCTTTTTCGCATCGGACAATTCCTTCGTGTATTTGGCATCCAGCGCCGCAGCATCACGCTGCCGGGTCTGCATGTCTTTGATGGTGGCGTTCGCCAGGCTGAGCTGTACAGTGGCTTTATCGCGCTGGTCTTTGTAGGTGATGGCGTTGTCGCGGTAGTGGTTGATAGCCCAGGCCATGGAAACCAGCAGGCAGATAACGACAGCGCACATGATGGCTGTTAATCGGCTCATTTCTGGCCCCACTCGCAAACTTCACGCTCAATCTCGCGCCTGGTGATAAGCCCCTTCCACTGCTTGCCACCGGCATATGTCCAGCGCTGTAGTTCTTTGCATGCACCTGTCACATCTCCGGCGTTCAGCTTCTTCAGCAGCGTGGAACTGGCGAAGGCATCAGAGCCAACGTTGTAGGTGAAGGAGTAAAGCGCGGCGCGGGTAGGCTCAGGGATGCCAACCTTGATCAGTGGATCGATGGCGTTTGCCACCTTTCGAAGATCTGCCCTCAGCAGGTTGTCGCACTCTTTGTCGGTGTAACGGTGACCCCGGCGAATGTCGGTACCGGTGTGGCCATCGCAAACAGTCCAGACGCCGACCACATCCTGATAGGCGTAATAGCGCCGTCCTTCCAGCCCATCGGCATTGCCTAGCATTACTGCAGCAATGGTGATGGCTCCGGATCCGCCAACAATGGCACCCACCAGCTTATTCCTGAGTGTCGGGTTCATCTCGGCTCCTGCTGCGGCGGTTGTCTTCGCGGATCTTGAAATAGAGATTTGTCAGATACGTCAGCACGGCAATGATGATACCCACCAGCACGCCGATAGCGTTCCACTGCTCGGGGCTGTAGGCATTCAGCATGCCGTTTAGGATGCTCCCGGCTGAAGCGCCATAGGCAGCACCGGTGGTTATTTTTTCCATGCGATACATGCTCTCACCTCGCGTAGTTAGCGGGTGCTGTGTGTTTAAAATAGGGTCAGGCCCTCGGGACGATTTAACAAGTAGGCGTGTCGATGATGGTTCCCGGAGCCTGAAATAAGAAAAGGCCGCCAGAGCGACCTTAAGGAATTAATATTGCTGGTTTCAGAAGAAGGGCTTCAAAGCCGATTAAGCGAATCGATTTGTACAGTTTGAAGCACTTCCTTTGAAGAATTTGCCTCAATTATGTCTGAGAAAACGCAATCTGGATCATCAATCATATGTTTCGATCTCGTTAGTTTTGCCTTATCTCGACATAGGAATTCATCTGATACATTCAAATGCTTACCTGATGGCATGCCCTTCGGCTTGTATTGGTACACATAGTAAAAGCCCATATCACCCCCTGTAATTTTGGCGCTCTACGAATATACCATCAAAATGAAAAAGCCCCGAACGATGGCGAGGCTTTTTGAATTTGAGGCACCTCATCCAACAAACCACCCGAGGTTAATTGGATTTTGACGAGATGCTTTTGGATGAGCGCTGACCCAAAGGTCAGTATTTTCACACAGCAATTTTGCGAAAAGCAGCACCCATTCAAAACTGGGTCGCTTTTCAGTCACTCCGGGTAAACCATCATCGCAGACCGAAAAGCTTCATTTGTTGCACTAAGTGTCTTTAGGCGGGTTAGTCAGCGAACGTTAAGACGAAGATGCCTTTGAGAAGATCTGCAAGTAAGCATGTTGCCATGGCCGCACCGAAGAAAATCCATGCTGTCGATATCTTATCTTCTCCAGTGTATTCATACCCATAGGAACCAGTATATGGTTCAAATGTCGCTCCAAGGTAGAGAAGATACAAGCTGATGAGGTGCATTCCTAAACAAACTATTCCTTGGGCGGCGAAAATCAGGAGGATGATAAATCTTGCTGGTCTATGAGCCCAAGCTTGAGTTATCTTCAGAGATAAAGCTTTGCCAATCCTTGTGTATATGAATGCATAGGCGGTTGAGATCATCATCATTCCGAAGAAGCTGCCAATCGCATATCCCATCATTTGGAAGTCCTTATCTATTTATGGTGCCGACTACCGGAATCGAACTGGTGACCTACTGATTACAAGTCAGTTGCTCTACCTACTGAGCTAAGTCGGCATTGGTCCGCCACCGGGGCCTCGAACCTCGAACTACAACATTTAGTTGCCGCTCTTCCCGATGAGCTAGTGGCGGTCTGGTGGCCCTTGCTGGACTTGAACCAGCGACCGGGCGATTATGAGTCGCACGCTCTAACCAATTGAGCTAACGGGCCGGGAGCGAGATGATACATAAGTCAAACTAACCACGCAATATCAGGGGTTTTTATGGTTGACTTGCATCCTGTCTGATATCGTTAAATCGCCAAAAGTAACCATATCAGAAAAGGAAGCTATTCATGAGTAAGGTTAATTTTAAGTGTCCTGGCTGCGGCCATAACTTGACTGTACGCAGCGGTGTTGAAATCAAGAGCGTAGACGATATTGAAGGCACCTCCTGTACTAACTGCGGGAGGACCATTCACAAAAACGATATCACTAAGCAGGCTCGAGATCATGCAGAGGAACTGGTCAGGGATATGCTCGGGAAACATTTCAAGTAAAGCATCAACCTTCTCTTTCAGAATGCTGGGATCTGCAGAGACTCTTACCAGCATTTTTTATCTTTCATAGTTGGCCTCCAGATACGACAAAACCCCACTATTTCTAGCAGGGTTTCGAAGATTAAGCTGTGTGTCGAAGTGACTACTCTTAGCAGGATATGATAATTTTTGCGTACGCGTTAGCTATTATGTAAGAAATCATCACAAAAAAATGGAGTATTTATGAGCACCCCTTTATCTCAGACTAGGACAGCAATGACCCCCCAACAATATGCCAATGAATGGGGGAAATCTAGTTCAGACCACAAACGGTTTTCTGACTATAAATGGATAGCCTCTCATATCATCAATCCTAAAACTGTATTAGAGATTGGTTGCGGTGTGGGATATGGTACGCAGGAAGTGTTAGCATTGGGAGCTGTAGTCGTTAGTATCGAAATCAATACAGACTTACTCAACGTCGCTGCTAGTAATCTTACCCAATCAGGTTATAAAGTAAAAAAAATCAACCTATCTCAAATAAATACCATCAACATCGACTCAGACATTCAATGCTACCTCGTTGAAGCAGATATCTTCGATAAAAATTTAGACTCGCTATTTCAAAGTATTAATTTCGACCATGTTTTATTTTCTTTCTTTGGTGCAGCCCCAGCTCATGCTGCAAAAGGACTTAACACTACAGTTGCGCTATTGGATAACAAATTTGCATCTAGCTATCGTGAAATGGGGACCACCAGGGCATTTGAAATTAAAAAAATGTGTAATGCTCAATGCAAGTTAATCATTGTTGATAGAATCCACCAAGATCAAGGGTACCAAGCAAAGGAGGTTAGGGGTTTTTATCTAACTGATTTAGCCAGAAGATTAAATGTACCAGAAACAGTTATAACAGCTCAAACAAGAAAAAACCAAGCGTTACAAACAATTTCATCATCAAAACTTAATTATATCAACAATGGCTCGTTTAATAAGCGATTAGGAACGCCATTAATTGTAATTGCAACCATCTAGTAGTTTCTGGGCAGGCTCGTGGCCTGCCTTGTGAATTCATAAATGGTTGTTTGTAAATAAAATACTTCTTACGCCATCAATAAACCCCATAGCAGTCTGCAACTCCTTTCTGATCGTCCCATCAGAACACTTCCGCTTTTTGGCTATCGTTCTCAGTGAAATTCCAATCACAAAATGGGCGATAATAAGCTCATATTCATCTGGCTTATACTTCCTCAAACGCGCCACACAACCGTCAATCATAATCCCTTCATCATCATCGCACTGAAGGCGTGATTTCTTACCGTGTGGCAAAAGTCCTTTGAAACCGGCCGCGATTGGTTGCCAGTCTACCCCGCTACTATCAGCAGCGGCCCAGGCACCCCAGCGATCCATAACGTCGTACATATCACGCATTAGTTTTTCCTTCATTTGTTCTTTTTCGCTGATGTGTGTCCCCTGAGGGCTAGATTTTTTTAGTAATGTTTCCTGTTCCATACCTCAAACCCTCGTCAAGTTGCTGGCTTCCCAATCGAGATCAAGCTCGCTTTGCGGCTTACCGACCAGGTAGTTAAATGGTTTTTTCTCGCCCTCCAGGAACTGATGAGAGCGATAGTCAAAATTGGCTCCGATGTCGCCGATCCATCCTTCCCCTTCTCGTTGCTTCAACAAACGAATCATTGACGCGGGAAGATTGATTGCGGCCTGTTCGTCTTTGTCGAGGCTCTCATAACCCATGCGTTCAGCTTTTCTCTGCGCCAGCTCGCGGGGAATATTGCGCCAGACGGCCATCACGTTGTCGGGCATGTCAGTCAACGCACCAGTGCCTTTTACGTCCATCTTTCCGGTCGGAGCGGAGTCGTTTGTTTTTCTGGCATGGGTAACCAGCAGGACGTGACAGTTATGTTCGTTCTTGAAGTCGCAAAGGGTGTCGATGAAGTCTTCTGACCTGTGTAGTCTTCTTCGTCCAGTCCGCATTTTGCCAGGTTATCTATGACGAACAGCTCAATGCCATAGCGACGCCGGGCATAGGCAAAAATCTCAAGAAGCCGGTCGGCTTTGGCCGTTCCAGTGAGTTTGAATACCCAAAGGCGGTCAGAAAACCATTCGTTGGTCATAATGATTTCTTCACGCTTCGGTGAGGAGGTGCAGATGGTTTGCCGCGTGAGTCGGGCAAGCATTTTGCCTGGTTTAAGCTCCAGAGAAGCAATACAGGTCCTGACGCCCTGACTCATAGCATCAATCGCAATATGTCCAACGAGCTCTGTTTGGAGTGCCCCCGAGCCCGTAGACAAATCTGCCCTATAGTTGGAGTGCCCCCGAGCCCGTAGACAAATCTGCCCTATAGTTTGAGCATAGGAGGAGTCTATGGGCACACCACGTTTTACCCCTGAATTTAAGGAAGAAGCTGTCCGCCAAATCACCGAGCGGGGCTATTCCATCTCTGAAGTATCTGAACGACTCGGCGTTTCGGCGCACAGTCTTTATAAATGGCTCCGCGCTGTTAAGCCTGACAACAATGGGCAACAGGCACAGGACTTACTGGATGCCAGAACAGAAATTCTCAGGCTGAAAGCGCAGCTTAAACGCACTGAGGAAGAACGGGATATTCTGAAAAAGGCAGCGCGGTACTTTGCAAGGGAGCCCGACTGAAGTACCGCTTTATCAACGATCACCGTGAAATCTGGTCGATCGTTACAATGTGTCGGGTTCTCAAGGTTGCCCGTGCCGGATTTTATGTCTGGCTCCATAACCCTGTATCTGCCGGAGAAAAGGATAACCAGCGACTGCTGGCGCTCATCCGCGACTCCTATACGCTGAGTGGTGGGGTTTATAGTTATCGCCGAATTCACGGCGATCTTCGTGAAATTGGTGAAGTGTGCAGCAGAAACCGGGTCGCCAAAATCATGAGGAAAAACAGGATACAGGCCATACATGGTTATAAAGTGCCACGCGGGACCCGGGGACGACCGTCACTGATAGCGCCTAACCGTGTACAGCGTGAATTTACTGTAGTAAAGCCCAATCAGGTCTGGGTCACCGACATCACCTACATCCGCACCTGGCAGGGCTGGCTGTATCTGGCAGTGGTCATCGATCTCTTCGCCCGTAATGTGGTGGGCTGGTCGATGAAACCAACACTGTCGCGCGAGCTGGCACTGGATGCGTTGCTGATGGCGGTCTGGCGGCGTAAGCCTTCAGAAAACGTCATTGTGCACAGCGATCAGGGTAGTCAGTATGGCAGTGATGACTGGCAGCGGTTCTGCCGGGCCAACAATCTGGCGCCAAGCATGAGCCGTCGCGGCAACTGCTGGGATAATGCAGTGGCAGAATCGTTCTTCAGTTCACTCAAAAAAGAGCGCATCAGGAAGCGGATATATAAAACCCGGGACATGGCCCGGGCGGATATTTTCGATTACATTGAAGTGTTCTACAACCGTAACCGACGCCACAGCCACCTCGGCGGCGTCAGCCCGGAGGCCTTCGAAAAGGCCTCGCCGTGAGGACAGAAACTGTCTACCGGAGCGTGGTCACTCCAATCTGGCGGCAAGCCTGTCTCGTTTTCTTGAGCTTATCCAGGACACCGCGTTCCTCCATCTTCTTCAGAACAGAAAGCATGTCCATGGGTTTGATATCGGTAATAGCTTTTCTACCGATATAAGGGAAAATATCTTTTCGCAGATATTCGAGAATGTCGTCAGCATAACCGGAAGACCAATTCGGTTTCTTATGCTCATGCCATTCAAGTGCAAGAGACTCAAAACTGTTATTCACAGCGAGTATTCTGGCTTGCTTCTCCGCCTGCTTAACCTCAGACGGATCTTCACCATTAGCGAGTAATCGCTTGGCTTCATTTCGCTTATCTCTTGCCTCAGCAAGGGTTACATCAGGGAAAACGCCAATAGACAGGAGCTTTTCTTTTCCTGCCAGGCGGTACTTCAGACGCCAGTACCGAGAACCATTCGGGTTAACAAGCAGATATAGGCCGCCGCCATCCGCCATTTTGTAGGGCTTGTCCTGAGGCTTAGCTGTGCTGATCTGGCGTGCCGTTAACTTCAT